GGAAAGAGCAGTTCTTACGTGATCTGGCCGAAGAGCATGAGCGCGAGGCTGGTGTTGCCGGTGAAACGGTTGATGCTGTTTTAATCCCGCCGCGTCGAAAAGTGGCGAAGAAGGACGGCGAGGCCGAAGTTGTTCAGGGCTTGGTGCAATTGCCGGCGCGCTCTACAAACATGACGGATTTGAACCGCCGCGCAAGCACAAACAAGAAAGTTTTGTCGGCGCGGTTTTTAGAGGATGTCTATTCGGATTGGGAGACACACGGTCTGGCCGTTTTGAAGATCGTGCGCCGAGATCGGCCACAGGATTATTTAAAAGTTGTTGCGTCCCTGCTACCGCGCGATATTCAAGTCGCTCCGGCTCCACTAACTGAAATGAGTGACGAAGAAATTGTCAACATCCTTGCAAATATTAAATCCGTCTCAGCTGTTGGCTCTACAGGAGAAGCTACAGGCCGAGTTGACGTTAAGGATGCGCCGCAACGCAATCTCAACATACTTCCCGAATAGCGGGCCGTTCCGTCGAGAATTGTACCGGAAGCATCTTGAGTTCTTCGCCGCTGGCGCAGAGCATCAAGAACGTGCGTTCATGGGCGGCAACCGTTCCGGCAAGACAATCGGCGGCAGCTTTGAAACCACATTACACGCCACCGGTGAATACCCCGATTGGTGGACAGGCCGAAGGTTTGAAGCCCCATGTGATATGTGGGCAGCCGGTGATACGAACGAAACCACCCGCGATATTATCCAGTTTGCACTGTTAGGGCGATTTGGCGATTTTGGCACAGGTATGATACCATATCGCTGCCTTGATGGTGAACCAACACGGCGACAAGGTATCGCAGAAGCGGTCGATACATTTCGGGTGAGGCATAAGTCTGGTGGCGTCAGCACGATTGGTTTGAAATCGTCTGAATCTGGCCGCGCAAAATTTCAGGGTACGGCCAAGCATGTGATCTGGCTGGACGAAGAACCGCCCGCCGATGTTTACGATGAATGTCTGATGCGTTTGATGACAACAAATGGTATTATGATGTGCACCTTCACACCTTTGAAGGGTTTGAGTGAAGTTGCGCTGCGGTTCTTACCGCACATGGCACCGGCCAATGAAACCGGGGATGGATCATAAGATGTCAAGGTTTTGCGTTCAGGTATCATGGGATGAAGCACCACATCTGACCAAAAAGCAGAAGGATGATCTGTATGCTGCAATTCCTCCCCACCAGCGTGAAAGCCGTACACGAGGAATACCAGAACTGGGTTCTGGATCTATCTATCCTATATCCGAAGATGACATCCTTGTGGATCCTTTCGATATTCCACTGCATTTTACCAAAGTCTACGGATTAGACGTAGGTTGGAACCGGACGGCAGCGATCTGGGGCGCGGTCGATGTTGACAATGATACGGTCTATTTGTACGCCGAGCATTATCGGGGTCAAGCCGATCCGGCAATTCACGTTCAGTCGATTATGGCACGAGGCCGATGGATACCCGGCGTGATTGATCCGGCATCTCGCGGTCGCGCGCAACACGATGGCCAACAATTGCTGGTGTCATATACGAATTTGGGTTTGCATTTGACTCCCGCTGACAATGCGGTTGAGGCCGGCATCTTTGATGTTTGGCAGCGGTTATCAACTGGCCGATTAAAAGTGTTTCGCTCGATGCGAAATTGGCTGGCCGAGTTCCGCATTTATCGGCGCGACCGAAACGGCAAAGTCGTTAAAGAGAATGATCACGCGATGGATGCGACGCGCTATCTGGTGCGAAGCGGCATTACCGCTGCGTCTCAAAGCCCGCGCGAAGAATGGGGTAAATTGGTTACGCATTCTAAGCACCAGATTGATTATACGCCGATGGCGGAGGGTTGGATGATTGATAAAGGGAGTACATTACAATGAGCAAAGATTCGAATAGCACACGCATGATGGTGCGTTTGTCCGGTGAGGACGCAGCATGGATTGAGACTGAAGCCGATATGCTTGGGCTTGATGCGTCATCGTTTATGCGTATGTTGGTGCGTCAGCGCCGCAATAATATTTCTGCGGCATCAATGCAAGCCGCCGAAGTACCGATTGATCGGCCACGGCCTCGGCCAGCGCTGCCACCGCAAATTCAGGGCGCGCCTACTCGCATATTGCAAGCTGCGCCTGCACCCGAACCTGAGCCTGAAGAAACTTATTACGACGATGATGTTGTTGACGATGATTTTGAAGTTCCTGCCGATGCGGATGGCGGTATCGCTTCAAACGAATTGGCTGCTTTGATGGGTTTGGGAGTGCGTCAGATCGAAACCGCTTCGCGCGAATATAAACCTTTGCCTAAGATGTTGGCCGGTTCTTATACGCGACCGGCGGGTGTCGCAAATACCAAAGGTGCAGGTCATCACACCGGTGATGGCGTTGGGAATGTGGTGCGCGAGAATTACCGGCATCTCGGATTTAAGGGTGGTGGTTCCCGATGAGTTCAGCACACCTATCCGCTTTTGATAAGATGGCTGCCGAAAAACAGGAAGTGCTTCTCAATTATCTCGCTATGCGTTATAATTGGTCAATCGAACGCGCAGAACGTGAAGTTCGGGATCTTGATCATATCGGATTGGCATATATAAATGTCGAAATGAAAATGGAGCGGGTCACAACTCACTCCTCTGATTACGATCCGTCAGCTTCAAATTGGGGTGTTGTGTGATGTCTTACAACGGAAACATTTTTGGTTTGCATCTATATGGCGCACTGTTTACGAGTATGGTATTTATTCGCTGCTTAGAGCGCGATAACCATTGGGCAATGGCTATAATTTTGATTGCGGTCGGTCTGGCACATCTTTCGTATCAATCAGACGTATCTGATTCATTCTGGGGTGCAAAAGAACGTAGCATGTCAGGTGTGATGCTTTCATTGGCTTCTGTTGTATTGTCCACTGTAGCTGCATTTCTTGTTATTTTTGGAGCTTAATATGGGTTTTCTATCACCACCATCAGCGCCACCTCCTCCACCGCCAAGTGCAAATCCTCCGTCTGCGGCCAATGGTTCGGCAGCTGCAACAGGTGAAGCCGCCCGTATGCGATCAGCCGCTGCCGCCGGTGGTGGTTTTGATAACACGCTGTTTACAGGCGGGCAGGGCGTAGGGGCAACTCCGACCGCTGGTAAATCTCTAACAGGTCAGTGAGATCATGGCTGAACAAGAAGTCGCGCATTATGAAATGGCTGGTCCGGGACTTCTCATAGAAGAAGCTGCGACCAGCGAACCCATGGCTTATATGACGCCTGAAGAAAAGCTGAACTGGGCTTCTCTTCGTGGTCACATCGAAACTCGTTTGAGTATGATGCGTAGCTGGCGTTTTTCATGGATCCAGCACTGGGCTTTGTGCGCGCAGTATATAAATCCTCGTCGGTCTTTATGGTTGACGAATGGCGGTGTTGATCTGCCAGTGGCAAACTCTATGACTCGCGGTTTGCCGATCAATCAAAATATTCTTGATCCAACAGCAACTTATGCGTCGCGCGTTTGTGCGGCCGGTATGATGGCCGGTTTGATGTCTCCATCCCGCCCTTGGTTCAAATTGAAGCCTGTCGGAAGTGTTGAACTTGATCGTGACGGCCAACTTTGGTTTGAAGCCGTTGAGTTGATGATATACACGGTCATGGCACATTCAAACTTTTATGACTCCGGCGCGCAGATGTTTGAAGATTTGACCATCTACGGCACAGCGCCGATGATCATCTATGAAGATGAGGATGATATTATCCGCTGCTACAATCCGGTAGTGGGCGAGTATTTTATTGGCGTCGGCTCCACCTTCCGTCCAGAAACATTGTATCGCCAATTCACGATGAACATTTTGCAAATCGTTGAAATGTTCGGTCTTGATAACTGCCCTGAAGATGTTCGCTCCCTCTGGCAAAATAAAGGATCTTATCTTGAAACAGAAAGGATCGTCGCGCATGCCATCGAACCAAACTTCGAAATCGACTCTCCCAACGGAAAAGCGTTTGGGAAGATCGAGGGAGATTTCAAATATCGAGAAGTCTACTGGATCTGGGGTTCCTCGACAGACTTCCCGCTATCTAAACGTGGTTTCAAAGACGCGCCATTCATAGCGCCGCGCTGGTGGATTTCTGCAAACGATCCGTATGGCCGTTCACCTGCAATGGACGCTCTTGGCGACATCATGCAGCTTCAGCAAGAAACAAAACGTAAAGCCGAGTTGCTTGAAAAAGTTGTGCGGCCACCGCTTAATGCGCCAATCGAGTTGAAAAACCAACCTTCATCTATTTTGCCCGGTCATATCACTTATTCGTCCAATCCGGGTAACGGAATGAAGCCCGTATTTGAAGTTCGCGCCGAGGCGCTGCCCGGCATTACAAATGATTTGATGCAAATTCAAGGTCGCATTAAAACCGGATTTTTCAACGATCTGTTTTTAATGCTGGCCAGTTCAACCAAAGATATGACCGCTTATGAAGTTGCACAGCGTCAAAATGAAAAGCTGCAAGTGCTCGGCCCCGTTATTGAGCGTTTTCAAAATGAAGGTGCTGGCCCTGCAATCAAGCGCGTCTATTCGATCCTAGCGCGCAAAAAACTTTTGCCGCCCATGCCACCTTCAATGCAGGGAATGCAGATTCAGATCGAATATATTTCGATGTTGGCTCTCGCGCAGCGTGCAGTCGCAACAGCCGGCATTGAACGCTTGCTGGCGTTGCAAGGCAAACTCGCGCCGGTCAATCCGGGCGTGCTCGATTTGATTGACGATGACGAAGTGATGAAAGAATACGGCGAGCAGCTTGGCGTATCTAAAAAAATCTTCCGCCCGATGGAGGAGGTTTTGAAAATGCGTGATGCAAAAGCACAGCAAGCCGCACAAGCGGCTCAACAGCAGCAAATGGGCCACATGGCCACGCAAATCGGCCCTGCTTTGACTGGCGCAGCAAAAGATTTGTCGGCAACAGATGTCGGCGGGGGTATGAATGCTCTGCAAGCTATGCTAGGCGGTGCAGGTGCAGGTATCGGCGGCGCTGGGC